GATCGTAATGATGAGGTTGACATCTACACTTATGTACGTCGAGACAACAACAGGTTTGTCTGGCATCAGGAGTATGAAGACAAGATCATCCCAGGCTCAATGGGTAAAGCACCCATCGAAGCAAACCCTTGGTTGGTCCTTCGTTTTAATACTGTTGATGGTGAGGTCTATGGTCGTGGTCGAGTTGAGGAATTCATTGGGGATCTACGTTCCCTTGAAGCACTCTCTCAGGCCCTCGTAGAAGGCTCTGCAGCAGCCGCTAAGGTGGTCTTCGTGGTATCACCATCTAGTACCACCAAACCCCAGACGCTGGCCCAAGCAGGCAACGGAGCCATCGTTCAAGGAAGACCTGATGACATCGGTGTTATCCAGGTTGGTAAGACTGCTGACTTCCGAACTGCATTTGAAATGATGCAGCAGTTGGAACGACGGTTGTCTGAAGCATTCCTCATCCTCAGTGTTCGTCAATCAGAACGAACCACTGCAGAGGAAGTACGGATGACACAGATGGAACTTGAACAGCAGCTCGGTGGACTATTCAGTTTGCTGACTACTGAGTTCCTTGTTCCGTATCTGAATCGAAAGCTCAGCACCTTCCAGAAGACTGGTCAGATTCCGCGTCTTCCAAAGGATATTGTCAAGCCCACCATCGTTGCTGGTGTGAATGCTCTTGGGCGTGGTCAAGATCGAGAGAGCCTTGGTTCTTTCCTACAGACCATTGCTCAAACCATGGGTCCAGAAGCACTTGCGAAATACATCAATAGTGACGAGGTAATTAAGCGGCTTGCTGCTGCTCAAGGCATTGATGTTCTCAACCTTGTTAAGAGCGTTGATGAAATGCAGCAAGAGCAGATGCAGAACATCAGCCAGCAGAAGGACATGATGCTGACTCAGCAGATTGGCCAGCTTGCAAAGACACCTCTAATGGATCCAAGCAAAAACCCACAAGCAATGGAGATGATTAATGGACAAGGCAATCCCCAGCCGCCCAACCAAGGCCAAATCGAAACCAGTAACGCCGCCCCTCTCGTCTGAAGACAAAGAGTTCTTCGATGAGTCGGGTAATAAATATGCACCCCGTACCAAGATTGGTAAACCCAGTGTTGGAGTTCCGAACCGAGTGGAACGTGTTGGACTCGGCAACCTTAAAGTAATCACTACGAATGGCTACACTGACGTTTGATCCGACTGAAGCTCAAGACGGCGAATTTTCTGCTGAAGAACTCGACTCACTGCAAGTGGGTGAAGCTCTTTATGAACAAGAGCAGCAGCTACTGGCAGGTAAATTCAAAGATGCCGAGGATCTTGAACAGGCATACATTGAGCTGCAAAAGAAATTGGGTGATCCTGCACAGCGTAATGCTGAGCAAGTAGAGGAACAGCCCACTGAGGATGAACCTCAAGAGGAAGTTGATACTGACTTCCTTGATCGTCTTTGGCAGGAATCTCAGGATGAGTATTCCGAAGAGACCCTTCAGGCTCTGGAGAAGATGGATCCTGCTGACCTGGCACAGATGTATCTTGAATACCGTGCTCAGGTAGAGGAAGGTGGTGTTCAAGGTGAAGTGATCACTGCTGATGATGTGGAGACACTGCAGGGCATCGTTGGTGGTGAACAGCAGTATGCACAGATGATGGGCTGGGCTCAGGAATCACTGAGTGAACAGGAGATCTCCATGTACGACGCAGTGATGGAAAGGGGTGATCCGCTTGCCTGTTACTTCGCTGTGAATGCCCTTGCCTTCCGATTCCAGGAAGCACAGGGTTATGACGGTCAGATGATTACGGGTAAGGCTCCTAGCAATCAGCAGGGCTTCCGTAGTCAGGCTGAACTTGTTCGTGCCATGAGTGATCCTCGATACGACAACGACCCTGCATACCGTGCAGATGTTGCTGCAAAACTTGAAAACTCTGATCTCAACTTCTGATGAAAGGCAAAGGCGGTAAAGGCGGCGGCGGTAAGAAAGGCTGCTGATTAAAAGAAAGACCAGTCCTGCGAGTGTTCTGGTCTTCTGAAGCGTTGGTTATATCAATGTCCCTTGCAATGAACCAATGCTTTATTTGACACTCACTCTTGCTTCTCTTGCTTCGTGGTATGGCCATCCGTATCACGGGAATCGCACCGCCTCCGGTGAGATCTACAACATGAATTCAATGACTGCTGCACACCCTTCACTTCCGTTTGGAACAAAGGTTCGTGTCTGCAGTAAGGCTTCAAAGAAGTGCGTCACTGTGCGTATCAATGACCGTGGACCTTTTGTTCATGGTCGGGAGATCGATCTGAGTCGTGCTGCTGCTGAGGCAATTGGATTGAGAAGTTCGGGTGTTGGTCAAGTCACCATTCAACGAGTTAAGTAAATGGCACGCGCTAATCCTTTTGATCCGAAGGTGTCTTCGGTGTCTGCTGTTCAATACGTCACCCCTACTGCGGGTGCAGAAGCTTTCCGTAGTGCTTACGGTGAAGCAAATCAAACCCTTGCTGAACTGAGCCCGAAAGGTGTGAAGGTTCAAGCAGGCGGTACGGCTTGGCCGTGATGGCTAAGCCTGGTCTTTACGCCAACATCCACGCCAAACGTCTTCGCATCAAGAATGGTTCTGGTGAGAAGATGAAAAAGGCTGGATCGGCTGGTGCTCCTACGGCAGCACAGTTCAAGCAGTCTGCAAAGACTGCAAAGAAGAAGTAACCTTTAATAAGAAACTTTCTTATTAAAAGTTCCTATTAACAGAGCCTAAGCCCCTGTTATGTCCTGATGAGGCATATCACGCTTAGGCCATCTGCATAGACCTGGTGGCAACATCTTGGGTTCGATTCCCTTGCTATGCGTTGACTATCGGCCTCCTACGGGAGACAACCTTTAGTCATGACAGTCGGAGAGACGACAATTTTTCAAAAAACACGAATGACAATGAATCCTGAAAATTCGTTGTAATTCCTAAGCGCTTAGGGAGACGTTAACAAAACTCTCTCTTTACTATTGTGGCTAACACTACTGTAACTTCCATTGGTCGCGTAAATAATACGAGCGCGACTCCTCTTGCTCTTGGTACTGCTTACGATACTAAGTATGCAACCTATCTGAAGCTGTTCTCTGGCGAGATGTTCAAGGCGTATGAAAGCGCCACTATCGCCAAGGGCACTGTGCAGAGCCGTACCCTGAAGAACGGTAAGGCTATGCAGTTCATCTTCACTGGCCGTATGGAGGCCGCTTACCACGAGCCCGGAACTCCGATCCTGGGTAGTGGTGATCCTCCGGTGGCTGAGAAGACCATCGTCTGTGACGACCTTCTCGTCAGCTCTGCCTTTGTGTATGACCTGGACGAGACCCTGGCTCACTACAGCCTCCGTTCGGAGATCGCTGCCAAGATCGGTCACGCTCTGGCCGAAGCTTACGACAAGAAGATCTTCCGTCAGATCGCTAAGGCTGCTCGTGAAGCTCACCCCATCACTGCTGCTCCTGGCCCTGAGCCCGGCGGTAGCATCATCCAACTGGGTGCTAACAAAGAGTTTGACGCTCAAGCCATTGTCGATGCCTTCTTTGAAGCTGCCTCGATCATGGATGAGAAGAACCTGCCCAAGCAGGGTCGTATGGCTGTGCTGTCTCCCCGTCAGTACTACGCACTCATCAGCCAAGTTGACAGCAACATCCTGAACCGTGACTACGGCAACACTCAGGGTAGCCTCAACTCTGGTGATGGCCTGTATGAGATCGCTGGTATTCCTATCAAGCGTTCCAACAACCTGCCCTTCCTGGCTGGCAACATTGCCGCTGTGAACGGTGAGAACAACAACTACTCTGGTGACTTCAGCACCCACTGTGGTCTGATCTATCACAAAGATGCTGCTGGCGTTGTGGAGGCCATTGGTCCTCAAGTGCAGACCACCGGCTCTGACGTTCGTACCATGTACCAAGGCGACATCATCGTGGGTCGTCTGGCTATGGGCTGTGGCACCCTGAACCCCGCCTGTGCTATTGAGCTGCAGTCGGCACGTTCCTGATAAAGGAGACTGACGATGGGATTCGCTCCTTCTGACGGTGTAGGCGTCACTACAAGTGAAACTGCTTACAAACGTCCTCCTATTGAGCCTGGTCGTGAAGGTGGCACTGTTGTCACTGTGACCCGTCTTACTGCTGGCACTGGCCAGACTGCTGGCACCAAAGCCACCACTGATGACAACATCAATGGCAGTGGCTGCACCATCACTACTACTGTGACTGATGGAGCTGTTACTGGCCAAACTGTTGCCGCAGGTGGTGATGGTTATCGCGTTGGTGATGTGCTGTCGGTTGCTGGCACTACTGCTGCCACCTTCCGTGTTGACACTGTTTCTTACACCAACTGAGGTAAATACCTATGGCTAACCTTTCTGTTGCTGCTGGCAACAACGGTGTTGCTGGTACTGAAACCAGCCTGCCTTCTGCTGTGACTGGTGCTTATGGCACTGGCTACTCTGACAATGGCAACCTGGCTGTCGCTGGTAACGCTGCTGTGCGCCGTGCTGTTGCACGTACCAGCAAGTCCGCCCCTACCACCGCTTCTAAAGTCTTCTCGGAGACTCAAGGTCTGCGGTTTGCTTATTCGGGTGTTGAATCTGATAGCCCCGCGCTTGATGCTTCTCGCACCTGATCATTGATTTTGGGAGTCCTTCGGGGCTCCCTTTTTTTTATTTCCCTTGCTAACAACACTATTGTTATGCCGTTCCCTACCACTAACGCTCAGACTGAGCTTCAAGCTGTTAATGAGATCCTGGCGTCAGTTGGTCAGGCTCCTGTCACTACTCTCGATCAAACCAACCCGGACGTTGCGATTGCATACGACACACTCTTGCAGGTGTCTCGGGAGGTGCAGGCAGAGGGATGGACGTTTAATAAAGAGTTCAATTACCCGTTCACTCCAGATAACAACAACCAAATCCAGATCCCAAACAACGTACTGCAACTTGATCTAACACCAGACTACAGGGATCGTGATGTAGTCCGTCGTAGTGGAAAGCTGTATGACCGCACTGCTCACAGCTACACCTTCACTGAGCAGGTCTCCTGTGATGTGGTGTGGCTGTTTGACTGGGTAGATCTTCCCACTCCTATCAAAGACTACATCGTTGCTCGTGCTGCAAGTATTGTCTCTACTCGCATTGTTGGCGATAGTACCCAATACCAGATGCTGCAGCAACGTGAAGCTTATACCCGTGCTATGGCTCTGGAGTATGAATGCAATCAAGGTGACTATACATTCTTTGGCCACCCTCGTGGTGCCAATTATTACACCAGCTATGAACCCTATCGTGCCTTGTATCGCTAATGGCTGCAGTAACACAACGAATTCCGAACTTCCTCGGTGGAGTATCGAAGCAACCTGACGACAAAAAAATTCCAGGCCAGGTACGAGAAGCAATCAACTCCTATCCTGATCCAACCTTTGGTCTTAGCAAACGGCCTGGTACGAAGTGGCTTGGTAACCTTTCCTCCACCACTAATGAGTTTCAAAACGGTAAGTGGTTCTACATCAACCGTGATGAAACTGAGAAATACATTGGTGTGATCTACGGTGCAAACATCAAGATCTGGAATGTCAATAACCCAGCAGCTACCGTCACTGTCACCAACAGTGGTTCTAGCTACCTGACCTACGGCACATCCAACGCAAAGGATAGCCTTCAGGTTTTGACCGTTCAAGACACCACCATTGTTGTTAACAGTCAGAAGACCGTCACCACTCAAGCAGCTCCAAGCTTCACTGCTAAGGCACGCGCAACCATTCGTCTTTTCAGTGCTGAGTATGGTGCAAGCTACTCAGTAACTATTGCTGGGTTTACTACGTCTGCTTACACCACAAAGAACACAGAAGATCCGGCTAACACCAACACCACTAGCAATCAGGTTCTTAACGCTGAAGAAGTACTGACACAGATCAAGAACCGTATTGACTCACTGAACAGTGCCAACAGTCTTGGCCTTACTGTCACGCAGCTCAAGGGTTGTATTGAGATCAGCAGGTCCACTGCCTTCACAATCACAGCAAAAGGTGGCATCAGTGGTGAAGAACTGACAGCATTCCAAGATGAGGTTGATAACTTCTCACGACTACCTGCCGAATCCGTCCATAACCGTGTAGTCAAGATCAATAATACAGTCCTCAAGGAGGACAGCTACTACGCAAAGTTCATTGCGGAGAATGGTGCCTCAGGTAAAGGTAGCTGGGAAGAGACCGTAGCCCCAAACGTATCCAAAGGTCTCACCGCTGCCACCATGCCACATGAGCTGGTGAACACTGCACTGAACACGTTTGAGTTACGTCCTATCACCTGGGATGAACGGATCGTTGGTGATGATGAAACCAATGAACACCCCAGCTTTGTTGGTAAAACAATCCAACAAGCATTCTTCCATAACAACCGCCTTGGCTTCCTGACTGAGGACAATGTGTCCATGAGTCAAAGCGGTGAGTTCTATAACTTCTATCACGTCTCTGCTCTTACCCAAGCTGATAACGATCCTATTGACATCAGTTGCTCAAGCCTAAGGCCAGCAGTGCTTCATGCAGTGCTACCTGCTGCTCAGGGTCTGGTGCTGTTCAGTAAGGCTCAGCAGTTCCTGATGTACTCCGATGACGGTATCTTGACACCCAAGACATCCGTGATTCGTACCATCAGCAACTACGAGAACGATGAGAAAGTCGATCCTGTAGATGTGGGTCCAAACATGGTGTTCCTGAGCAAGTCTCCAGGTTATACCCGTATCTACGCAATGGCAACACGTGGTCAACAGGAGAATCCAGATGTCCTTGATATTGGCCGTATTGTTTCTGAGTGGGTTCCTGATTCTGTCACTGATCTAGTGGCATCACCACAGAACTCATTCTTCTCGATGTATGGCCCATCGAGTGATTACATCTACTTCTTCCGTACCTATGTGGTTGGTGATGAGACTGCGATGCAAACGTGGTTTAACTGGAAGCTTCACGGCAACGTGAACTTCTTTGTTGT